TAAAGTACCCTCAGAAAGACAACCTCACTCTGTCAATTTCCCCCACGCACCGATGTACTTTAACGAATAGTTGCAAATTGTATATACAAATATATAATTACTACATTGACATTGTGCACAAATATAAATAGTAATTTTTGTGTAGTTTTTACTATTGTAATGTGATTCAATATGTACTACTATAATACTAGGCTTAGGCACTAGCAGTTATATACATCACATAAACAATATAAGAAAAAAGAGGTATAAATATGAAATTAACAAAAACTTTTTTAATGAATTTTACAACAGAAAAAACAGTATATATTGATACTGATATAACTAGTGCAAACTTTGGTAAATTATTTACAGAAATAAATAATCAAATGACAGAATTTTTATTTGAAGACTGCAATTTTTCTTATGATACTTTTTTGGATATAAAAGAAAAATTAAGTGATAAATTTACAAAATCCGAAGCACTAATAATAAGTGATGAATTTACAAAAACAATGCGAACTATAGATATTAGCTTTGTTTGTGAAATTGGTAAACAAATCGGTATGAACTTTGATTTATTAAAAAGATTATATGAATTATCAACTTGTAAGAAAGTGTTTTTGTAGTAAGGAGGTCAAAATGAAAATTATAAGAAAAAATAATACAAAATTTTCAAATTTGGAATATGGAGATGTTTTCATTTGGGATAATGAATTTTTAGCAGTTAAAATTTTTAATGAAACGTCGCCTGATAATGCACTAAGTTTAAACTCTTATATGCTACTAAACTTAGATGAAGATTTAGATGTTGTAAAAATAAAGTCTACATTGATAATTGAATAAGGAGGAACTAATATGAACACAATATTTTATATTAAGAATGGAAAAAAGACTAACAAAATTAAGCCTAAGTATATGTATAGTTTAGACAAACTTAATAAAGCTATAAGCTATGGAAGTACTATAGTAAGATTTGATGAATTACAGAAATGGTACAAAAGCAAAAAGCATTGGAATTTAGTAACTAAGGATAGAGATAGACTTGAAACTGTATTAAATGAATTTGGCTTTTATTACAGTTGTGCTTTTAAATCCGAGGGGGCAGAAAGTTTTTATATAGAATTAGATTTAACTAAAAAACAGAATCAAAGAGCAATAAAAATCTTTCAAGATTTTTATATAAATTTATAATTTAATTGCTGGTCTATCGGCACTACGGGAAGAAAGAGGTAATTTTATGAAAATTAAAGCAACAGTTTATCCAAACAAGGAAAGCAATACTAATTTGAAAGCTATGGTAATTCTTGAAGTTGAAGATTGCTTAATCATCAATTCAGTCAAAATCGTAGAGGGTAAAAAAGGACTATTTGTATCTATGCCACAGTACAAGGATAAAAACGGAGACTACAAAGATATAGTTTATCCAAACTCAAAGGAAAAAAGAAACAGCTTAACAGCTCTCATATTAGCTGAATACGAAAATGTGACAGGTACTAAAGTTAGTTCATCAAATATCTAATATGAATAAATACGATATAGATAATAATTTACATATTAATATTAATACTGGGATTGAGTTTACAAGGGTAGCCCTAGAATTAGGCTACCCTATACAGTCAATCATTAAAGAGTTGAGAGAGCCGACTGGGTATAATATTAAGCTAGAAAATTTGAGAGTTGCCGATAAAACAGTAACAGGCTATGCATTACTAACGGATATTGAAGATATTGAAAAAACAGTATCAAGTAGGGGTACAAGCGAAAACAGATATACCGCTGAGAAGCTTATAAGAATATTAAGCAAGTATACAGATTACTAAATAGAAAGGGGTTAAAGTTATGTATAAAAGATTAGCAAAGGCATATAGCTACGATGGAACACGAAAGTTAACAGATATTAAAGGAATAGTGATACATTGGACTGCAGGGAGTTTTGACACCGCAAAAAATAACGTTGATTTTTTTGCAACGTCAAACACACGATATGCAGGGGCACATTATTTTACAGACAAAAAAGGCTATGCAGGTCGTTCGCTTCCCCTTAAATACATTGCAAACGCTGTTGGCGGGGGAGTAATGGGAGACGGTGGAAAAAAGTATTATAATATTCTTAATAATACGAATACAGTATCAATCGAACTTTGTTCGTCAACTTATGAAGAACCTTATAATAGAAAGCAAATAAAAAGAACTAAAAAATTAATCAAGTATATAAGACGTAAATGCCCTAACATTAAGTATATAGCTCGGCATTACGACATAAACGGAAAGTGCTGTCCTGCAACTTTAATTACTCCAGCACGTTGGAAGCAGTTTATTAACGATGTTGGATGTACTGATTTAAAGTACACACTATAAGAAAAGGAGATATTAATATGTATAAAAAATTAAGTTATTTATTTTTTTCTGATTTACAGAATGGGGATATAATTAAGATTAAGAAAGAAAATTCTAACGAAGATTATAAAATTCTAATCGTTGGTGAGCTTATTAATAATAACACAAGAAAAGTGTATAATATCAGAAGTTTAAATCCTTTCCTTGAATGTAAGATAGTAGTTAGTTCCACAGGAACATATAAATATATTAGTCCTAGAGAAAGTATTATAATTGAGATTATGCAAATTAGAAGATTTTGCAATTACATTACATTAATAATGTATTATAATTATATTCGAGGACTAAATGATACTAAAGTACAAGATATTAATATTGTTCCTGATTTGGAAGTCTATGACAAAGTGGTTATGACTAAAGAAGAAATAGAAAAAAAACTTGGCTATGAAATCATAATAAAAGATTGATTTATACCCTGACTAAATATTTAGTCAGGGTATATTTTTATCTCATTCTCGGAAAAACAAACGGACAAAATCTTTGATTATATCTAAATTGAATTGGTGGAATTGGTTCAGGTAATGGGGGGTTCTCACTATCAGCTCTTGCGTAATACTGCCATTTATTATCATAATAACTTCGAATACTGATTTGTTCGGCAGGTGGTAAGGTGTCATTATGAGCCCCGACCAACTTTGTTGCTCCTGATGAATCGCTTTCAAAAACAACCTCGGTGTGACCCTCTCCGTCAATGTTATAAAATAATATATCGCCCCTTATTAATTCAGCTTTAGACTTAAATCTTTGTACTTTAAAACCTAAATTCTCAAGCTCTGTTTTTTGATTTGCTGTGGTAAATTGAGTTGTTAGGTCATATCCACCCCCATTATACAACCCAAATGAAACAAAACTACTACAGTCAAAGTAATATCCATCATATGTCCAAGGCACTCCGTGTCCAGCTCCTAACTTATATAAATATTTATTATCGTTTGCGATATTTTCACACCAGTTCAAAAATCCTGTTATACTTGTATCATCAACAGCATTAAAATCAAGTATATTATTCCATTCTTTACTCCCTATATGCCCTACATTATCGCCGTTATATCGTTTTAAGATGTTAGCTTGCGACTGGTCGGCAGGTCGCTCATAATTTTTTAACCAAGCCCCTGTTAAATAAAGTATACTTTCGGTACTTTTAATAAATTCTTTAAATGTGATAGGATAGTCGCTTGTTTTAAGCCATTGCAGATTGTTTTTTGCTTCGTAGTCTATTACTGAAAGCTGTGTAAACATAGTACTATAAGTATTATATCTCCCGATTGCTTTTGCTCTTTTTTGTAGGTTGCTTTTTGGCGTCCATTGAACTAGTCCGTAACCTGAACCACCTACCTCGTTAAGCATAGGATTTACAGTTGATTCTGCTGATATATTTCCAAGTATGGCACATATCGCATTATTGCTCCACCCCAAATCACTCAACTGTTTGCAGTATTTAAGAACGCATTTAGCATTAAATTTTTGCTGTTTTTCCGTCAGGTAACTACTACTTCCGTAGTAGCTCCCTGACTTATCCCTGTATATTTTAGCCATATTATTACCTCGCTATCTATGATTAGCTTCCTTATATTCATTATACTTGTATACATAATTTATCGAGTGCCAGATAGTGGTTCCATTGTCAAACATCTGTTTAATTACATTCATAGCGTCTTGCGGAATATTACCGATTAAGTTAACTCCACTTGTTTTTATGTAATTCCAGTAAGGTCGACTGTCAAATTTAGGAACTTTTATTTGATTGATTTTATATCCAAACATTGAAAAGTAATCATCAATCATTTTACAATTTTCAGCGGTAATTGTAACAGTTTGCGCCTTAAATCCTATCTGCCCTACTGTAATATTTGCTACTCCTGTAAAGGCTCCGTGGGGAACGTCTGCCTTGCTTTCCTGGTCTTTTAACGCTGAATCCATAGCGTTTTTTTGATTGTAATAATTTATTCCTGTATCAACTGCCCCCATAACTGAACTAACAGCACCACCAACATTTCCACTTGCCAGTCCTCCAAGGAATCCCGCCCCGTTTTTAATAAATCCAATTTTTGTATTATTCTCTAAGGTTGAATATTGATTTGAAATGCTGTTTTGGTTAGCAGCCATATAACTTGCAAAGCTGTTAGTTACAAAAGGAAGTTCAACGTTAGTTTGTCCTTGTATTGAGTAATCAAGATTTTTAATAACTCCGTCATATTCGTTTAAATATCCGAAGCTAGTGTTTGCTTCTACACAAGGAAAGTAATAATAAAAATCAATCTTACTTTTATCGTTGGAAAGTTCAAACTGCCCTTTCATTGAATTACCGTTATTGTTAGTGAAATTAGCGAAGCAATACGGATAGGTGAAGCACTTGTTGTTTATAGGAGTATAGCCGTCAATATTAGTGGGTCGGTTAACCTGATATTTTAACATTTCAGCCTGATTTTTATTTATTCCGACATAATTGATAGGGTCACCAGTGTCCTCAAAGTAAGCTGTTTCTTTTATTTTGTCGGGGATTGCGGATTTTGGCACCATATACAATCCACTAACGCCGTCTAATTTATTTTTAAGCGTAAGCAAACGTATTAACACGTTCATCACTTCCAAGTCATCAGAAAAAATAATGCTAGTACTGTATTCATATTTAGAGGGTTGACAAGTATTTGAAATGGCTGTTCCTCCTGAATGCCCTGTTTGTAGTACTCCCGAAGTATCTGTACACGCTAAACAAAAGTACATTCCCTTATCGTCTCCATTTAGAACTACCGATTCTTTGATTTTATATTCATCAATCGGTAATCCCTCGTCAATGATGTACGCTCCGTATGTATCTACTGGAACGTGTTCACGTTCCACAAAGGAATCCTGAAAAGTAATTCTATGACAGTATGTTTGCCAGTAATCGTATTCATAATGTAATATACAAGTAGTAAGATTGCTTTTCCATTCAACACTTATTATAAATATAAAGTATGTTTTATTAGCTTCCTCTATCATTCCATAATTGTACTTGTTACCGTGATAGTAATTAATGTCTAATCTTATTGTTTTTTCGGATTTGTTACAACTAGCCAAATTAGTTTTAATTACATCTTTGTATGAATTAAAGGCATTTTTTTGCTCTGCTTCAGTGCTGTAATAAACCTGATTTGCGTAGTCATTTATCGGAAAGTTCTTAAAAAGCGTTAAATTCATCATATTATCACCTCACTTTTAATAAAGAACTGAACTGAAAAGATGTTCGCTCTCTATCCAGTCCATATACATATTCATTACATTAGTAGTCAATTCAAGATATTTGTGTAATAGTTCTATTGCATTCCCCTCATATCCGTTAGATACTTCATTGTAAAGCGATTTATTAGTTCCATTCTCGTTAGAAGTATCTGTAATATTACTATTACTGTTAGTATCTCCTGTACTATCGTCAATCATATTACTTGTATTAGTTCCCTGACTATTGTTAGCGTCCGTTATAAAGTTGCTTTTTGTACTAAAAAGATTATCAATGTCAACAGAATTTGATGGCGTATCACTGTGTAAATTAAAATCTTTACTGCTACTGTTGTTGAGGCTATTACTATGATTTTTAGAAATGCTGTGATTTTCAGCAACGCTGTTACTATTTCTGTCGATTTGATGATTCGTATTAGTATTCGAATCGCTTTCCCTATGATAAGTATTTAGTGGATTTAATTCATTAGCCTTAACTGTTACAAATCTGACAGCCCTATCCTGATACTTTTTCAATATCTTTCTAAAAGCGATTTTAAAATCCAAAAACGTATCAAAATTCAACTCCCTATCAAAAAAAGTATCGCAAAAAAATTCTATAAATTTATTCCATTCACTCAAATCATCTGTATAAAAGTATTTCTTTTCGGAATCTAAAAAATTTTTAACTTTTTCATATACTTTTTCATAATTGAAGTTTGTATCATACATATTAACAAGGTCAATTAGTTTCAAAGTATAATTTGGATTATTCTTGTACATTCGTTTTAGCTCCTTTCTTAAAGTCAAAGATACCGTTAACTGTATCTATGATTTTATCATCAACGTCAACTTTCCAATCCGTTCCAAACTTCTCATTAACATTTGCAATAAACTCTTTTCTATTCTGAATCCTGTTAGAAAGTAGAGTGTTTTTAATATCGTCGTTACTGCTGATTTCACTAGTGATTAAACGTTCTTTTTTATTTGGATTAACTAAACTCGAAAGTCCTGTTACCGTTAAAAATTCATTTAAAACATCTCTAAGTCCGTCGTAGTAACTTGATATTGTTTCGGGAGTCGAAAAACTCAATGTGTTAAATTTTTTGTCAGGTCGATTTAAAGCTACAGTAACAGGATTGCCAACGGTATGATTATTGAACTGGGTTAGAACTTCGTTTAGACTGTTTTTGTCGGGAACTTCTAACAACGCTGACTTTCTACTTAATATGATAGCATTATCAATACTAACTTTAAGTTCTGCTATGCACTGTGCGTACTGCCAAGCTAGTACACTGTCACTAACACTTGTAATATTATAATTATATCCAATTACAGCATTCTCTTTAGTGACTTGCTTTTCAGTTCCGTCGGGCATTATCGCCATAAAAGTACTATATTCATTCCAAGCGTTCAGTCTGCCAGTAGGATTTGCAGGAGCAACTATTAGATTGTCGGTGGAATCCTTAAAAGCACATACGTAAGCGGAATTGAAAAAACTTTGGTCGATTCTTCGTCTCAATACACTATTAACGTTTTCATAATCGAAAATTCCTGTCAATATGTTTGATAAAACGCCATACCAAATATACTTCCAACGCTCTTTGTCATATAACGCTTGTTCCGTTCCGTTAGTTGGTTGCAGAACAAAAAATAAAAGGTCATTTATTTTCATATTTTTTTATATTCCTTTCCATAAATTAATAGGCTACTACTATTGAAGCAGTAGCCTGATTTTTTTTTCACTGTAAGATTTCAAAATAAAATTCTACGTTCATAGTATCAGTTCCAACTGACAAGTTAAAGTTTGAAAGATACGTACTATCAAAAATAAAGTGTAATTTATAATTAGAATCGTCAGACGTTGAATCTGCGAAAAATAGTCCATAAGAAGCATCTATTACTAAGTTAGAACTAAATAGCGAACTAATAATATTAATTGTGAAAGCTGAATCTGTATTTGTTATTTCAGATTTTGGGATATTTACATAAATATCGCCGTGAATATTATTAATATACTTTCTATCTGCTACTTCAACATAATTAATAGCAAAGTTATTATTATCAGTTCCTGCATTTTTTGTTAACGTAGTGTTAGCATTGTACGCTTTACGTTTTTTAGTCTGATATGTCAGAGAACCACTATCGCCAATCTGATAATATCTTAATAAGTTAGAATCGTTTTCGACTTTTGTAACACGATTTTTCAAAACTGATATGTCAGATTTGTTATTTTCAATGTCAGTTTCGTTTTTTGTAATTTTCTTTACAAGCGTAGCGTCAGCGACATATAAATCCTTGATTTTAGTATCGTGGTCAACTAATTTATCATTAATAGTATCAACGTTACTATTAATAGTCTCAATATCGCTAGTGTTCTCTGTGACCTGTGTCGATATAGTTCCGAACGCTGTATCTATCTTATTATAATTAACGTTAGGCACTCCATAGCTAGGATAATCCGTTCCGTCCCATAAATATAATTTTAAATTTTTTGTTTCTGTCATTTTTTTATTTCTCCTTTTCTAATCTCTAAAAAATGTCTGAACTTTATTAAAGTTATTTAAATTTATCGCTTTTCGTAAATCGCTAGGTAAAGAATTATAATAAAAGTATGCTGATTCATCATCTTTATTATATCCTCGCCTAAAAAGTTTATACTGCGAATACAAGATGTTATTAATGTTAAAAAGAATGCTATCCATAGTGAATTCTAATCCTGCATAGCTTCCTAAATCGTTAGCAGTATGATGTTGTGCAGCATACTCGATTGAATCCCAATCGAGATTGTAAGCTATTGCACTAAATGAGTTATCCGTGCCATTCTTATTATATATGAATATAGTGCACTTAATCTCGCCAGCTCCGTTTTTAACCGTAACATCACTGTAAACATCAGAGAAGTTTGTCAATTTAAACAAAATTCCAGCTCCCTCGATTTTAACATCGGCAGTTTTTCCATTTACTGTAATTTCTCCAAAATCTGTATTATAAAACGATACGTATATTCCTGCTCCGTCAGTATCTGACCTAACATTTACGACTTCTTGAAATAGTTCCCCACTCCAAGTAGCTTTATATATATTACTATATTCAGGGAGTTCTGATAATATAAAATTATGTTCTGCCCAATTAATTTTGGCGGATTCTGTAAGTAAATTATAATTATATAAATGTAATCTACTTTTGATTTCTGCAATATCTTCCCAAGTAAAGCTAAATCCTGATTTCTGAACGATTCGCATAATATCTCGCATACATTCTTCATTTGTTTTTAGGTTTCCGTCTACTGGTGAAAAACTTGCAATGCTTTTACTTGCTAATTCTTCTAACTTCTGATTTAATTCTGCTATTAGAGTTTTAACCTCTAATATTTGTTTATCTGTATAAGCACGGTCACTTATACTTGTATCGCTAATTAGCGTTTTAAGTTCTTCTTTAGCTTCGTTTAATAAGCGTTGAAACAATCTACCCAGTTCATCAATTTGTGACTGTAAATTTGTATTTATAGTATTAACATAATTTCTTTCGTTTGTTATTGCTTCATTAATATATACAGTCAAATCATTATCTAAAGTTTTTAATTTAGCTTCGATTTCAGTAGACAGCTCTAATATTTTTTTATCAACGTAACCCTGATAATCGCTTTCCCAGTTCGATACATATTCAGTCACTTCATTCATCTTAGTAATTAACTGATGAATTATCTGTTGGGTTGATAATGCGTTATCAACCGATAAATTTTGACTAAACATAAAAGGCAAAAGTCTATTCATTATATCTTCTCCTCTCTTTTAAATTTTAGGTAGTAGGATTTTTTTCCTACTACCTTTATAATTTTATTCTGTAACAACAACTGCGTTTCTTTCAATAAGAGTTTTGAAATAATCAACTGGAACGTCTGACTTCTTTACTTCGTGAACTAAAGCATTAACACAAAAGAATGGTGATGTGCTTAATGTTTGCCATATATGCAAATATCTATTATAAGCTCTTGCCGTTGGTAAGTCATTGCCGTTTACTTCATTATCAGGGTCATCTATTACCCTGAAAAAGTTCTTATCACAAATTACAGCGTCAATCGCATAATACTTTTCGGACCCTGTATCTCCTGTTTTAATGTAACCCAGTCCGTCAACCTCTGTTACATTATCAACGTTGAACGCTAATTCATCTTTATTAAATGCACTTGCTAAAGTTGATACAGATAATTTATTTTTAATTTTATATGGTAAAATCAATGCTGTATCATCTTTAGAGCAAACGGGTAAAATCTTAGTTGTTGGATTTTTAGCACCCCAAGGAGAGTTGCTTGCATTTCTAAAATTAAATGAACTTGCCACATCCTTAACTACTTCAATAAAGTCGTTGCCTGTCGACTGGTCAGTTACTTCTGTAATCTCAATTGTTTTAATTCCGTCGTTCTGCACTGCTGACTGAATGAGCTGTATCATAAGTTCATACTCTTCCTGATAATTAGATTGATATAATGTTTCTGTTAAGTCGTTGACAAATTTTTCTAAATCGTCCCAAGACTGCATAGCAAGTTTCATTTCCTTTTCCGAAAAAGTCAAAGGGAAAACTCTCTGTCGGTTAAGTCTATGGAAGCATTCAGCGTATTCCTGAGGATAAAGCTTAAACATCTTAGCCACTCCGTCAGTGGTAAATTCATAATTAAACCCGCTAACTAAACCTTTAGCGATTTCTCTTGTATCAATTCCTAATCCTTTACCACCCTTTTTAAATTTAGCAAGTGGATTTTCAAATTTAGCAATTCTATTGATAATTGTTTCTCCGATAACATTAATAAGACCTTTAGCAAATTCGTTTTTTACAGTTGAATACTGTAAAATCGGATTTGACAATGTAACAATCGGGTCACCGTCCTTTAACTCTGCTACTTTTGTCTGATAATCTGCACTTGCATTCTGTCTAATGTAGTTTGCAATTTTAATTAAATCCATTTTTATACTTCCTTTCTTTTTTAATAATAAATGTCCTCGATTTTTATTTCATCGGGTTCCTTTTCTTCTTTTTTTACATCTTTAGTTGCAACTGGTATCATAGACAACAGCTCTAAATTTTTTGTCTTTAGGCTGTTAACTGATTCCTGTAGTTCTTCTTTTTCCTTTTCTAATTTTTCTTTTTCCTTTACAACTTCGTCAATCTCAATTATTGACTCTGCAATGTCTGTAGTAATCTCATCAATAGATTCAAACTGCTTGTTAGCTAAATCGTGAATTTTCATTCGGTATCAATCTCCTTTCTTATTTTTTCAAAAAACTTGCTGATTTTTTTAGGGAATACATTCGGATTCATTTTTCCTAAATTTTCAATAATTGAAATGCACTCCATAATTATTAAATATGTGCATACCAATTTGAAAATTGAAAATCCTACATTAATTTCTAACATATTCATAGAACGCTCTGCATATGCTGAAAAAATAACAGCTATGACTTCGGCTATCTTATGAAGTCCACCCTGTCGCATTTTTGTTGAATTTAGCGACTTCGTGAGGATTGCAAAAATAACCCCCGTAACCACGTCTATTATAATTCCTGAAAAAACAGCCAATCCATAATATAGCATATTCTGTTGCTCCTTTCTCTTAGGATAATACTACACTAGCATACTACTTACTTCTTTGTCAACTGGGAATTAAAACAATATTTAATTTTTTCTTTTTTCTTTTTTCTTTGTTTGGGTTGCTTTTTTCCCAAAACAGCAAGTCTAAATTGTTCTAATTTTTTATAATTTTCGTCTGCCATAAATGAACCCCCTTTCATTTAATAATTTATATGTGTCAATATCACCATATATAATAGGTTGATTTTTCAGCAAGGATAAATCTAATATAGGATTATGATTTCTGATGTCAGTATCGCATAATTTATACTTAGGTAAATCTTCTCCCAAGTCGATTGATAATCCATAATCTGTAAAACGGTCTGACCGAACAAAGTATAGTCTATTATTATATATATCTTGTATGATATTAAACTCGTATGAATCGAATTTATATTCATTGCCTACTTTTTTAAAAGTTCTTGTATCATCTACAGATATTACTATTCTATATAAAGGTTGATAGTGTTCTTTGAATAAGTCAATATCATCTAATACTTGTAGTAGCCAATCATCACTTGATATTACCTCACTAGGCAGTTCGAAAAATTCCAAGCCTGTAACCTGTTCGTTGCCTTTAATTCTTAATAGTTTAGGAATATCATTAATATCCTTAGTGATTCTTTCTCCGTATTCTACACCAATTACAGCAGGATTCTCATACTCCCCACTCGCCATATATGTATAAGTATGACCCTCTTCCAATCCGAAAGCATTTATCCCAAACAAAGTAAAGTATGGATTTATAGGACTTAGAATATTCCCAATAAAGTAAACGTGTACATCGTTGCGAAGTCTAACTATAGTGGCAAGTAACGATTTAAAATGGTCAGCTTCGTCAATCTCGTAGGAATAACTTGAAGTTAAAGCAAATTCATCAAATATAATGTTGCTTACATTTTCATAATTTATTGATTTGTAATTTTGCTGTCGCATTACAGGAATTACATAGCCAAGCATCTGTGCTGACTTAATAAAGTCGCTCCTGTTGAAGTTCCTTTCTTCATCTAAATAAGCGTCATATTCATTTATATAATATACATTGCCTTTGTATTCTATATGTATGTCATATTTATGTAAGGTTTTTACAATAAACTCAGTCCACCAATTAGCTTGATGAAGTGCCTTTAAATCATCTTTGTATCTACATAATTTTACAAATTGAGTTCCCTTATCGTAAAAATCTTGTAAAACAATATCCCTTTGCGTTGCTGTGGACTTTCCTGTTGTTCGAGTTCCTAATGAAAAAAATATATCAAAGTTATAATTTTTCTTTGCATTATCATAACTGTAGTAGTTGAATTTTTTATTTTTTGATTTTTTAAATGCGTTGAGTTCGTCTAATGCCTTTTTTAAATTTGCTTTTTTAATCATAATTATTTAACCTCTTTATTCCTAAATCTGCTATCTGTTCTACATATTCCTTGTCGGTTTGACTTATAGGCTGTTCATCTAAAGCGTCTAAAAATCTATAATATCCCTTATCAATTTCATCTTTAATTTTTTGATATTTAGTTTCTTCTTCAATTGCTTTTGGAAAAAGTAAACTTTCAACTATATCAGGGTCTAACTTTGAATATTGAGAAATTAATCTTATTAACTCATTATAATATTCGGCATTTTTTACGTTGTGTTTTCCTGAAATTCTCATTAACATTACTTTCCTTTTATCCTGTTGCATTTTTTGCAATTTTTCAGGGGGTTGATGCCAATATCTATACTGGTCAGACTGTTTGCTTTCAATCGCTCTTCTTTTTCTCGATACTGTTGACGCTCGCTTTATCTCTCCTTTGTTGAATTTTCTAACTGCGTTAGTATACTCTTTCCATAGCTTTACTTCTGTTTCTCTCTCTGACTTAGTTGATAATCCCCATTTTTTTTCTTCATACCTTAACTTAGACATCAATTGTCTATGCATTTTTCTTTCCTGTTCATCAATCTTAATCATAAGTCTACCTTTTTGCTTGTAAAAAAGCTGTCCTGAACGGCGGTCAAACCATTCGTTTGCCCCTGTTTTTTTTAGATATCTAGTACTTGTTGACTGTGTAACATCGGGATATAATTTGTTTTTTTTCTTCATTTTTTTAAAAACTCCTTTCTATTCTATGTATAATTCTTTGTTACTATCAAGTGTAATTATAGTCTTTGTGGTAAATAAATCATAGTTTTTATTATATAAATTACATATTAACTTTGCATATATTCCCCACGTTTTAGTACTAAAATCCCTCATAGTAACGTCAACAGATTCAAGAACAACGCCACTAACTACGGATTCTTGGTAATCATCAATCTGTAAATTATATCTTTCAAATTTATATGTGCTTGCTAATCTGTTCGCTATTTTTCTATCAAATATAGTACCGTAATGATAACAGCTTTCTACCATTTCTTCAAAAGACTTTCCATAATAATCATAAATTTGATTGAATAGCATAGTAGCGTTCGGTAATCCTGAAATAGTAGCCTGTAGCAGTTCTTTGCCTTTTTCTACCTTAGTAAATATATATGATTTTGTTCCTAAAGATGAAAATTGTGTCGCTGTAAATTCATGTTCCAACGCTCCGAATCCTAAATATTTGTATTTACCTAGTGCTTCAAGCTGTAATTTATTAAATTCATCAACCAACGACTGCACAAAAGCACTATATTTTACTTTGATACTATCAGTATCAATATAATAGACATCTATTCCATTGATTAAGAATATATATGCAATATATAATATTGAAGCTCTAGCATACTGCGGAACATATAGTCCATAAATATAAGATGTTTTATGCTGTTTATTCAAGTAATCCGTTTCAAAATCACTTTGTTCTTCTATGTACTCCCAACTTGTACTATCATATGAGATTTTATCTCTCAATAAATGCTGTGCATTATCACCATACAAGGCATTAAGGTCAGCTTTTACATTTTGATAAATTTGTTTGGCTGTTGTTTTTTGGGCGTATAAATCTTTTTCCGAGTTTACCATATTTCTAAAAAATTCCTCCTGTATCTCTTTTTCACTATACTGTTTGTATTCTGTAGCATTTTCGAGTAACGAATTATATACTTTATATTCGGCTTTTTTTCTACCATTATATTCGACACTATTTAATTTAAATTCGTTAGTAGCTTTATATCGTGTTGCTATTTCCAAATATTCAACATCAACAAGTTTAAAGTTATAAAATAAAGATAATGTTAAGTAATCTATGCAAGTAGCATACATTCTTATTTTAGGTTGAATTTCTAAAATTTTACCATTGATTATTTTACAGTTGTACATATTTTTTAGCGGTTTGTCTAATTCCTCAATTTTGCTCGTTCCTATGGGTTGGAAATCAAATTTAGCCTTTATATCTGATATTATAATAATTGTATTAAACATATTTCTAAAAGGCTTTGATCGTATATAATTTAAATGTGTGGATTTATACATACATTGCTTTAACTTTTTAACTTTGTCTCCCTCATATTCTACAAATTGACTTGGAAAAATTCTCGTTAACATCTGAAAAGGATAGTCGCTTGAAAAATCAAAACTACCTAAATTATAATTAACCTGACCAATGTATTTGGGATTTGAATATACTAAACCACCCTGAAAAAGTTTTTCCCAAAATTCGAGTTGTTCCTTACTTTTTGCATTTTCCAATCTGCATAAAAATTTATTTAATTTGGATAAATTACCCTTTTTCTTTTCTCCGTGCTTATTCGTGTAATATTCTGATACATTAATATCTGGATTTTGTTCACAATTAAAACGCATTATCCCAGTCTTTGTAAATGGAATGCTTTCTAAATTAGTGATGTAAGGATTTTTTTTAATTAAGCTATACACGGATTTTAGCATAATTTCTACATCTCGGTAGTTATAATCAATTTCTTTCTGTTCCATTTTAGTTAGAGGTGTTCTAAGTTTAGTGTAATTATAATCTAACTTAGGCAAGTTTAACTCCTTACCTAGAGTTTTAATTGATTTATTTAATAGCAAATACGAACATCTAAATTGTAAGCTATGGCATTGATAATATAAGGGTTTATTTTTTTCCAAGAACATATATCCCTTATTATTTAACCTCGTATCAGATTTAAAAAAATCCAAATTGTTACAAAAAAAACTATATTCATAAGAAAGATTATGAATGTAAACAAGTCCTGTTAGTTCGCTATCCTCCATATATGTATTTAATTCATATAAATAATTATCGAGTTCTTCATAAGTTCGACCAAATTTTAGCTTTGTATATTCCCCTGTAATACTATCAATACAACTTACACAGAAAGAATACATAAATGAACATTTTTTAACTATATCATCTGATTCAATATGTTTCATATTATTTTTAATATACCACTCATTATTATGCTGAATGCATAAATTATTATCTGAATCATAACCGATAGTACTTGTTTCAATATCTAATCCATAAATATATCTATAAAATGTTACATTCATATTAGACCCCTTTCTCGCTACTCCAATAGTATATCATAATAGAACATATACAACTACA